TCGCTTTTTTTATCACGAAAAGAAAACGGTTTCGTCCGCATACGAACTTGTCCGCACGCTTTATAGATGACAACGCCGCCCAAGGCACCCCGGGCATCCGTAAATAGTGGAGAAATGATGATACTCATGACGCATGCAGTTTTAAGTGTAACAATATCCCCGCACCCCCCTCTCTTAGGTTTCGCTGGGGTTAATTTAAAGAAACTTTTTAATATTTCCAAATTCTTTTCGGATTAAATTCGTCCGGGGCCCTGAATTATCCGAATGGGCTTCGAACATGCTCCGAACATACTCCGAACTTAATACAGGGAAAGTATTGCGTATTTCAAGCGAAAAGTCATTGATTTTCAATAAAAAACCGGGATCATGCCTCCGGGATGGTAATAGGTGTACTCTCCGGTTCCCGCATAAACGGAAACGTCGCCAGCCGTATTATTCACCACATCAGTCACCCATTGGGAAATACCAACATTGGTTTCAAAATTGCTGACCCCCCGGCACGTTGCAATTTGATACAGATTATTCCCCTGTCCCCCCGTGAGCATGAGCCAGAGCGCACCCGTATTCTCATACTTGGCAATACTGGCTACAGATTTTTGTTGATAGATAATCTTGGCAATCGTCCACGGAACAGGCTCATTCTGACTGGCCGGAACAAAGCTGGTTGTAGTCTTAACCTGCCAGCTGTCCGTATTGTTAAGCGCAAAAATCTCACGCACCTTTATTATATAACCGTTGCGCTGTGTGTCCCTGACATTATCAAAAGTAATATCCAGAATTTCACCTTGATTGTAAGCCAAACCGCTTGCCGGGATAATACTGTAAGAATCTATGGAGAGATCAGGGCGAATCGTCTTCCCGCCGCGGCCGATACCAAAGGACAACTTTGCGGCATTGGTAGCGCGCCAAAGGAAAGAGAACCCGGCGAAACTGGAATAATTCCATTGAGGATTACTCACCTCAAATCTCGCCTGAATGGTCGAATGAGTACCCTTGGGAACCTTAATACCAGCCAAATGGTAGGGAACTGTTTTGGCGACTGTCGAAGATCCTGATGCGGTAATGGCATCCGTATTGAGGAAAGCATTAGAGGTTAGGATGCCCGTCACACCGGCCATGCCCGCGGCATACAGACGGTTGACCGCCCCCGTATCGGTCGCCGCTCCCACGGCCAGCGGAATGTTCACCCCTCCGTTGGCGTTGACGGTCCCTGTAAAAGTCCCGGACTCCGCCAGCAAACTCTTCAACGTGGCATCATCCCCCGGCTGAATGCCGTCCCGGGCAGACAATCCCGGGACGGCCCCCTTAAAAGTCTGAGTAACCAGCGCATGCTCATCGGACACCTCCACAGCATCCGTAGGAGCTACAAAACCGTATTGCCCCTCTTCGCCCGCTTCCAAAACAAGCAGGGGAGAAGCCCCATCAAAAACGGCATGAACGGTACAGGCCGTCGTACACGTCAGCACATACGCACAACCTTTAACGGTATCAACAATCATACAGCCCCCTCCTTGAAATACTTATCAATCGCCCCGGCAATCGCCACGCAAAGCGCGTCAACCCGTTCTTCCAGCCTGTCGCAATCCGTCACGTGTGAGGACGCAAACGCAGGCTCCAGCATCAACGCCGGCATGCGCGTTTCTCTGAAATAATAATAACCTCTGTCACTCTTACACTTGATCGGCTTCAAACCGCGATCAGGGAGCCTCAGCACATCACACATCGCCGCCTGTATCAGTTCAGCCGCTTTCTTCCCGTTCTTGGAGGCGTGCCAATACAAAGTTTCTGTGCCTCCAATTCCTGTATCTGCACCATTGAAGTGAAACTCCACGGCCAAATCCGCTCCCACCGCATTACACCTCCGGGCCGCGTAAATCGGTGTCGTTCCCCCAGCCTCAGACCGATTGCACACCACAGCCTCATAACCCAGCCGCTCCAACTCATCCTTCACCTTGCTAATATGCAACTTCCAGAACCCATACTCTGAATACTTCCGGTTCGTCATTACAGCCCCTCCATCCTGCGGGCTATGCCCGATACTCAATGCTACTTTCATCATCTACTTATTCTTGCTTATAAACTGTTCATTCGCCTCTACTACAAACTGACACGAACTGCACTTATGCTCGGCCACCCGACGCGCCTCCCGCTCCTTCTCCAACTCCGCCTGCAACTTCTCATTCTTCTTCGTCTCCCTCCAAAGGAAAATCGACATCACGCTCACCACACTCGCCGGAGTCATCAAACTATCAATCGTCGGGGTAGAAGTAACGGCATTCGCCACCGTCAGCATCGCCGCGCCAAGAACGGAACAGCTCGTCAGGGAACCGGTCATCTTACTTATCCTGTTTAACTACGGGAGAAACATCACTCACGGGCTGAACCTGTGAAAAACTCACACGCCCCGGCTCCAGCACCAGACAGGCCCCATCCTTGCACACCTCAGCCCGGTCTGGCGTCACATTCACGGAATGCCCACAGCCGGACAAAGACATTCCCAAGCCGCCAAGGATAGCCCCGGCAATAACTGCTCCGGCGGCATACAGGGCCTTTTCCCACCAGCTAGACTTGCCGGCAGCCTTAATACCGAGATAGTCACGGACATCCCCCAGCGCATGCCTGCCAATAATGGGCAGGGCTTGCTGCGCCAATCGCACAAACGCAGCCCGCTGCGGATCGGTTAAATCTTCCCAGGACTTCCAGCCGCCGCCGTTATCCTCGGAAACTACCCCATAAAAATCCTTGGCTATCGCCTCGGCATGATTGCATTCTTTATCATTAATCATATCACTTCTTCTATCTTCAATCTGTTGAGCTCCGCCTTCTGCCACCTCCGCCACGGCAGGCCGTTTCGGCCCCTTCCCCGTACTCTTGCCAATCCCTCTCCTGTACCGTCTCTTCATTACTCGCCCTCCTCTCTACCCTTATCCTTCGGCAGCATCTCCAGCCACAACACCACCTCTCGGTGAGCATCCCGCCTCATCGCATCCAAAGGATCAAACAACCTCTCCCCATCCTGCTTCTGAAAACACGGCAAATCTGTCTGAAAAAACTCCTTCATCCACTCCAGCACCACCTTCCACTCCTCGCTCCGCAACAACAACCTCTTGGCCTTCCACCTCCGCGCAAACAAATCTAACAACTCCTTCTCTTTATCTACATTATAACTAATCATAAAACGTACTGCTCATAAATCAACTACGCCGCTCCACCCTGAGCCTCCGCCGCCATCTTGGCAGCCGCAGCCTCATCCTTCATCACAGCCGCGCCCGCCTGACGCAGCCTCAACTCATCCTCATCCATCACCGCCGCACTCTTCCGCCGCCTCATGTCCTCCACCTCAATATTCCCCCTGATACTATCCTCAGACACGCCAAGAGACCGCAGCCGCGCTCTCATGCCACGATCCACATCCAAATGATCCAGCAAACCGGGAACCGCCTCACCCAACTCCACCGCCTCCCTCAACGCGGCAGCAAAAGCATCGCTCTCAATCCGCTTCAGCACCAACGCAACCTTATTATTATACGTCACCCCCGGATTCTTCAGCGCAGTCCCCACAACAGCCCCATTCCTAATCACATCCTCTCTCACGCAATCAGGCGGATCTGGAAAAACCCCGGCCCTGTACAGCACCATAAACACCCTGTCCAGCGTCGGCTGCACATCATAGGCAAACTGCACGAAAGACGGAAAAAACTGCAACAAATACTGATTCTCGCGCGCCATCACCTCCGTCGCCGTGGGAAACCCCTTCTTACCCTCATCATACGCAAACAGCTCCAGCATCGGCACCAAAAACGCATCCTTAATCCGCTGCTCCTTATCCGCAAGCTGCTTATAAGAAAGACTCACATCCCCCACAGCCGCCCACTCCTTCGGCAACAACACTCCGCCATCCTGCAACAAATCCGGATCAACCAACGTCTTCCCGCCAGCCCGCAAATCAACCTCTCCCACCAGCTTTGCCGCCGTCAAAATCCGGGGATCTATCGCCACACGCCGCGCCTTCTCCAAATCCTTCTCAATCTCCTCCACCCCCCTCACCTCGCCCTCCACATCCTGCCACGGAGCAAACCCGAAAAAACTTGTCCCATTCATCTTCCAGCGCGTCGCCATATACGGCATCTCCCACTCCATCTCCCGCCGCATCACCCTCTTCCCCTGCTGATCCACATAAAAACTCTCCCAGCCGCGGCCCATCTTCGGCTTCTTAGCCCGCCGCACCACCTGCAGCACCACCCACTTATTCTTATCCATAGCGGCCCCTCCC